CTATGGCTCATTTCGCGCAACTCGATATCAACAACACGGTCATTCAGGTCATCGTTGTGAACAACAACGAGCTGATTGATGAGAATGGCGTTGAGAGCGAAGAGAAGGGCATCGCGTTTTGCCAGTCTCTTTTCGGAGCTGAAAGCCGGTGGAAGCAGACGAGCTACAACGGCAACATCCGCAAGAACTACGCCGGCATCGGCTATTCGTATGACGTTGCGCGCGACGCCTTCGTCCCGCGCCGTCCTTATCCGTCGTGGATGCTGAACGAAGAAACCTGTTTATGGGAAGCGCCGGTGCCCTATCCAACCGACGGCAAGAACTATACATGGGACGAGGCATCTCAAGTATGGGTTGAGATCGTTTAGTCGTTCCGGGGGGCTTATGCCGTTTAGCTCAAGATCTGGCAAGGCATCTATCCAATGGGTCATGTCCAAGATTCCAAGCCCGAAGACGGCTCTGGATATCGGCTGCGGAGAAGGCACCTACGCAAAGCTCTTCCCAAAGCTTGAATGGACCGGGGTAGAGATCTGGGCCCCTTATCAGGATCAATATAAGCTTAAAGAGCTTTATCCTAACTTCTATATATCCGACGCGCGCACATGGGAGACCGGGCAGCGCTTCGATGTTTGTTTCCTTGGCGATGTTCTGGAGCACATGACGCAGGATGAGGCGCGTGCTCTTGTACAGAAAGCAAGGGTCTGGGCCGACACCGTCATCATCAGCATTCCAATCGGGCATCATCCGCAGGGCGAATATGCGGGGAATCCGCACGAGACCCACGTCAAGGACGATTGGTCCGACGAAGACGTGAAGAGCACCTTCGGAAATCCTTCATGGTCGCGCATAGATAAAGAGATCGGCATCTACGTGTATTCAAAGCACGAGATCAAGCTGAACTATTGCGTCTATGCAATCAGCAAGAATGAGGAACAATTTGTTAAACGGTTCTGCGAGTCTGCCAAGGAGGCTGATTACATCCTCATTGCTGACACTGGAAGCACTGATCGAACAGCGGACCTTGGATACGAATGTGGTGCTGTCGTACATGACATTTGCATCAGTCCGTGGCGCTTTGATATTGCTCGTAACGCTGCTCTCGCTCTTATACCTCGCAATATTGATATTTGCATTTCGTTGGATCTAGACGAGGTTTTAGAGCCCGGTTGGAAAGAAGAAATTGAAAAGGTCTGGTCTCCCGGTGAGACAACGCGCCTGCGGTATTACTTTGACTGGGGCTGCAACATCCGCTTCCTTTACGAGAAAATCCACGCCCGTCACGGCTATCGCTGGCATCACCCCTGCCACGAATATCCCGTGCCCGACGGGAGGATCACCGAGGTGTGGGCGCAGACGAATACCCTTCTTGTCAGCCATCATCCCGATCCGACCAAAAGCCGAGGACAATATATAGATCTTCTTGCGCTATCTGTGAAAGAAGATCCGCGATGCCCGAGAAACGCCTTTTATTACTCTCGCGAGCTGACATTCCATTATAGGTGGAAAGACGCTATTGATGCGCTGAAATCCTACCTAGAAATGCCTGAAGCTACATGGTCAAACGAACGCTGTTATGCAATGCGCCTTCTCGGAAAGAGCTATGCAGAGATCGGCGACCTTGTTCAGGCTGAGAAATGGTATTATCAAGCGGCAGGCGAGGCTCCCAACACGCGCGAACCTTGGTGTGAGCTTGCGATGCTTATGTATCGCCAACACCGCTGGGAAGAATGTTTCGCGGCCTCGATGCGCGCTCTTCGCATTGTGGATCGGCAGCTCGTCTATACTTGCGATCCAACTGTTTGGGGGCATTGGCCGCATGATCTGGCGAGCATATCTGCGTGGCATCTTGGGCTGTCCAATATAGCATTGGAGCAGGCCAAGCTCGCTGTCGAAAAGACACCCGATGATGAGCGCTTAAAAGCAAATCTTTCTTGGATTGAGGATGAATTAAAAAAAAAAGATCAGTCCCTAACATCATCCACATGATTTGGCTGATCGGGCCTAAATCGCGCGAGTTCAGCTACATCAATTATCTGGCGGTGAAGACGGCGGCGTCAGTGCAGAAGCCTGACGCGATCTTTCTTTACTGCAATAAAGAGCCCGAAAATAACCCGCATTGGGAGATGGCAAAGCAATATGTGCAACTTGTGCATATACAGCCGCCCGAGGAGTTCGAGGGCGTCCCTCTCCATAGCTGGCCGCAATACCAAGCCGACGTGATTCGCCTTCAAAAACTATATGAGCTCGGAGGCATCTATTTGGACACCGACAGCATACTCCTGCGCCCTTTGGATGACCTGATGGACCACGATGTTGTTCTTTCCGGCGCGGTCAAAGGTTTCACGCCAGAGGTCAGGGAAGGGGTCGATTCCATTTCTGCCGGCGTCATGCTGTCTAAGCCCAAGGCCAAGTTTTTTGAGATATGGCTCAGCCGATTGGCAGATGGGTTGCGCAAGGATCTGTGGGCGTGGCACGCGGTCAATCTCCCGGCTGTAATTGCTCAAGAGCGCCCGGAGCTTCTTCACCTGCTCCCACAGAAGGCTTTTACGCCTTTTGATTTTTTAGATACTTGGGTGTGGGAGGAGCGAGGTGTTGATGCCCTCATGGCTTCATTTGATCGGCCCTATGCGGCCCATATGTGGGACAGCGTGTGGGTTGATCATCTTAAAAAAGTAGATGCCAATTATTTGAAATCCGTGGATAATTCCGTCACAAGATTGCTGACGGGACAACTTGGACTGTCGGCTAAATGATGATGGAAGTGTCGCCGTGTGGGATTTCAGCCTGCGCGAAATTGCAATCGACCGGCTCAACCATCGATTGCAAGCCAACCTTAAAGCAATGCTTCGGCGAAGCCTTGGAGGACAAAGCGGCCTAAATCGCTGCTTTCTATAGCCTCTTGCGGGCTCGTCGGCTAAAATGGAGCGACGAGGAGGCCCCCCATGCCGCAAGCATTCAACAACTCCGTTTCAAATAACGTGACTTCGGTCACAACGGTCTACACCGCCCCAGCCGCTACAACCTCTGTTGTTGTCGGGCTTATGGTAGCAAACGACACCTCGACCGACACCACGGTCACGGTCAGCCTGACCAAGGGCGCGACCACGGTCAGCCTGCTCAACTCTGGGCCCCTGCCGGGCAATAGCAACATCGCCGTGCTCACTAACAACACGCGCCTTGTGCTGATGACTGGAAATAGTCTTGCAGTCACCGCGGGCCAGAACGTCGATGTTTCGGTTTCTGTCCTCGAAATCACCTAATAGCGGAGCCTGAGATGACCTCCAGCGCCCAGAACAGCCGGCAGACTCTTTTGCAAAAGGGGACTGCTGCGGTCCCCGGCATTGCGTTCCAAGGTGACAACAACACCGGCGTCTATTCCCCCGGCGCAAATGAGATTGCTATTGCTACGAATGGGTCGGTGGCCCTTTCGGTTGACTCATCTCAGAACGTGGCGATGACAAATGCCCTTCCGGTTGGGAGCGGAGGCACCGGGTTTAAGACCTACACGACCGTCGACATTCTTTACGCTTCGGGGTCTGGAACGCTCTCAAAGCTTGGCATTGGCTCCAACGGCTACGTGCTGACGGTAAACTCGGGCGTTCCGGCATGGACCGCTGCTGCCTCCTCCGGCGTTGCCAGCATCTCGTTCGGCTCGACCGGACTGACGCCTTCTTCTGCAACGACTGGGGCAGTAACGGTTAGCGGCACTCTTGCGTTGAGCAACGGTGGAACAGGGTCTGGAAATGCTTCTGGGGCTCGCAATAATCTTGGCCTCGGTTCAATTGCAACGCAAGATTCTAGCAATGTCAGCATAACTGGCGGCACTATTGGTGGAAACGCTTCTGTAAGCACGACAGGCAACGGCCAGTTCGGGCGTGTAATTGCCACCACAGGTACTGGCGCAGGAACTGGGTACACTTTTACTAGCGGGGATGCTTCCTTCGCTACGTTGGGCGGACACGCTTTCATCAATTTCAGCGCTTACTGTTCGATGTACTCATCTGACAGCAATACTAAATTAAATTGGGAGGTAGGGAATACCTCAAACACACAGGTGATGAATATCACTACCAGTTTGTTTCAGGTGAACAGTACGGATGCCGCGAAGCCCGGTGGTGGTTCGTGGATTGCCACCTCTGACGTTCGCGTGAAAAAAGACATTCAGGACTATACGCTGTCCGCAGATGCTCTTCTTACGCTGCGCCCTGTTAGCTATCAGTATAATGGCCTATATGGAACGCCCGAAAACGGGAAAACATACATCGGCTTGATCGCTCAAGAAGTGCAGAATACTCCGTTCTCTTCAATGGTTGGAACGTACAATTATGAAGGAACGCAGCTTCTAAACCTTGATACGTCTCAACTTGTATATGCGCTTATCAATGCTGTGCAGGATCTGACGGCTCGGGTCAAAGCTTTGGAATCTGGAGCCGCTTGATGGAACCGCAGGCTATTATCAATCTTGCAGGCGGATCTCTTCTCGCTGTCATGGGTTGGTTTGCGCGTCAGCTCTGGGACGCCGTCCGCGAGCTCAGGCAAGACCTGAATCGCATCGAGATGGACCTTCCCAGCAACTACATGCGGCGCGATGATTTTCGCGAAGGCATGAAAGAGATCAAAGACCTCTTCGGCGAGGTCTTCAAAAAGATTGACGATTTGAAAGAGAAAAAGGCGGATAAATGAGTTTGGATATTGACCGCATAACTAAATCAGTTGGTGCGGTCACTGCCGTATTCGCTATGGTTGGCGGCGGATACACGGCGTCTGATAAGCTTGGTCTATTCCGAAAGCCTATCCTCGAGTGGTCTGCGGAGCATTTCAGCATCACAGATGGCCCCGCCAGTGGTGACTATTCCGTGGTGGCTGCTCGCCGCAAAATTCGCGATGACTGCTCAGTTGAGCAGTTCCGGCTGGAAGTCCGCGATTCTCGCTACATCGTCCATAAGGCGAATCCGTCGATTGCGACGTTTTCCGGACCGGCGAATGATAAGGTAGACAAGTTTGGATACGGTATCACCATCGAAGACCCGCAGAGGGTTGCTCCCGGTCGGGCGACGTTGCTGGCTCGCATCAAATACAAATGTCCAGAAGGTGAGGTGCTGATCAACTACCCCGACCACGCCAATCTGACCTTCAACATAACAAGGCAGGAGCCGTAGAGGTGATTTATGGACCCGGCCACTATTGCGCTGATCTTTGGCGCTGCCAAAACGGCCTATTCCGCGATCCAGCAAGGCATAAAGTTTGGCAAAGACATTCAGTCCATGTGCGGGGATGTCGCCAAGCTATACGGGTCTGTAGCCAAATTAACGCAAGCATCCGCCAATCCGCCTAAGCCAAAGCTTTTCAGCAAAGTTACGGCAGAGGAAATTGCTTTAGATATAGTACAGAAGAAAAAACAAGCTGAAGAATGGGCTGAACAGGTAAAAAACGAGTTTGTCGCAAAGCACGGTCTAAAGGGCTGGGATGAGGTGCAAAAGGAGATCATCCGGGTTCGTAAGCAACAACGAATACTTGAGGAGCAAAGGCGTCGAGACGAAGAGCAAATGAAGCAGGATTTGCTTTTGCTGGGCTCAGTTGTTTTCGTGGCTTTTGTGCTTATGGCGACTGTTTTAACGGTTGCTATTATCATCCACTAAGGAGAACGCGATGCGTATGTCGGCAGATGGATTGGCGCTGGTTAAGGAGTTCGAAGGCCTGCGTCTGAAGGCATACAAGTGCCCTGCGGCGGTGTGGACTATTGGTTACGGCCATACGTCGGCGGCGGGCAGCCCTACCGTCAATCCGGGCATGGAAATCACCAAGGACGAAGCCGAGGCAATCATCAAGCGCGACATGGTGCAGTATGAGGCCGGCGTAGAAAAGCTCGTCAAAGTTGAGCTTACACAGGGTCAGTTTGATGCTCTGGTGGATTTTGCCTACAACGCTGGCGTCGGCGCGCTTGCCAAGTCTACACTGCTAAAGCGTGTCAATGAAGAACGGTTTGACGACGTCCCCGCCGAATTTATGAAATGGACTCGTGGCGGCGGCAAAGAGCTTCCGGGTCTGGTTCGTCGCCGTCGCGCAGAGGTCAAATTGTGGCGCGGTTTGGATACCGAGAAGCCCATCCCGGTTGAAGAGTCCCGAGCGGAGCCCGACGCCCCCGCCCCTAAAAAGAGCATTGTTCAGTCCAAGGAAGCGAACGGCGCTGTGATTGCCGGCGGAGCCGGGGCCATCGCGGTCGTGCAGGAGGTCATGCCCATCGTGAAAGAGGGTGGAGACATCTTGTCCGCGATGAGCACAACCGCCATCGTATGCCTTGTAATTGTCGTAGCCGCGGCTGCCATCTGGTATTTCCGCAAACAGCGACTCGATGAGGAGGGCGCATGATTGGATTTTTGCTCTCGCCTATCGGGCGATTCGTCAGCGCTGTTGGTGGCGTTCTAGTCGCCATTCTGGCAATATATGGGAAAGGCCGCAGAGATGCTGCGGCAAAGATCGAGGCAGAGGCGCAGGCTGACGCATCGAGGAGGGTTAACAATGCCGTTCGTGCTGGCGATAGCGTTGCTACTGATCCTGCCCGGCTGCGCGACAATGACGGGCACCGC